ATATCCAAACACTCCTGTTGGAGAATCTGCAGGAAATACAAAGGGTATAGGGTTCCCATACCCTAAATTTCCCCAAAAATCACACAAAAATCACATAATTCATTTGAACACTCATTCAATTGTTTTGTGATAAATAGATTAATTTTCACAAGCTATACACCGTAGAAACCACCTTGATCTAGCAGCCTTGATCTAGCAGCCTTGATCTGATCCAACGTGATCTGTTACCTGGATCTGTTACCTGGATCCGTCACCTGGATCTAGCAATCACATAATCTAACATAATCTTTCACAAAACTATCACATAAAATAGCCTTGTTTGTGGTATTATATTTATACAAATAGAGGAGATTAAAGATATGACAAACGAACAAATTCAAGCTATGAGAGACAGACAGATAAATAGATGTGAAGCAATATGTAAAGCATTAGATTTATCATTTCATTATGATGTTTGTGAAAGTGGCTTCACAGAGTTCTATTTTAGTTTAAATGATGGCAGTAAGCACTTAATTAAAAGAGTAGAAAATGACTTTCTTGATACAGAAGAAAGTAAATGTTTAAGCAACTATGCACCATCTTCACAACAACTTGGTATGTGGCGTGTAATGGGTTTGTTGTAAATTAAAGCAGGTTAGCGGTTAACCTTAATAACCGCTTTAAATAAAGGAGAATAAAAAATATGAAGAACATTGAAAAGTATAGAGACAAATTATTAGAACGCGTAAATGTTTGTTCCTGGTATGATCACTTCAATCCGAATGGTAATGATTGTGTACAGGATTGTAAATCGTGTGAGGAACGTTTCGTTGAGTGGCTGTTTGAAGATAGTGAAAAACAGGTGTTAGATGAAAAAGAAAGAAAGTATCTGTCTGAAGTGATTAGGCCTTTTAGAAAGAAAATTATATATATCAGTAAGGTAATTCATCATGGAACTTATAGACAATATATTTCTATCGCAACTAAGGGTAAAGATGGATTTATAGAGTGTTTAAACTTCCCAGGTTTTGAGTATGACACTATGTATAAAGGTATGAAAATAAATAGACCGTACACTTTACAGGAGTTAGGTTTATGAAAAGAGCATCAGACAGAATTATATGTGTATTCCGTATGCAAATATCATACAGGGAAGTTACGATTACAATTACAAGAGTTGAGAAGTGTTACAAATTAACACGTGTGATTGATACAGACGTATATGAACAGTATTACGCAAGATTAGCGCAGGCGTATAATGTTATGGTTAAAATGATTGATGAATTGAGATGATAGAAAGGCGGTCAAATGAAACACACAAATTACATATTTTTATCAAAATACAAGGGAGAAACACAATACTCCTATAACTTTATGGATGCAGAAGATGCAGAAATGCATATTGGACAGCTGTTATTTATTGATGGAGCAACGGTTAGTAAAAAATCTAACACAACCATTGTGATTCGAATTGATGAGGATTATTCAATCGTTATTGTGAAGAGAGTGTATAAGGTGAAGAGTTATGAATAAGGAAGAAATTAAATACATTTCCAATTTTATCGAAGAGATCAAAGGCGAAATGCTTGCAGGTAAATATAACTATAATACTGAGTTATACTTACAGCTGTTAAGATGCGAGCGCTATTTAGCGCATGAGTTGAAAGAGTTGAAAGAAAGCAAGGTAAAGAATGAATGATTACACAAACTATTATGAATTAGCTAACGCGATCACAAGTAATTGCATAAGTGATTACACAAAAGAAATGTGCAAATACTACCATACAGGTAAATACAAAGAGAATGAAATATATGAGTGCGAGCGTTATCTGCTTGAAAGTGTAATAATGAAGTTGATGTATTCAGAAGATGAACGAATTAATATTCTAGAGAAATTGAAAGAAAGATGTAAACAGGGAAGTTATTACAGTTACACAAGAAAGCGTTGGAATACATTCTAACGCTTTATTTAGATAGAGAGGTATTATATGAAGTTTTTCAATAGAATAAAACAGTCCTTTAAGGGATTCACTGAAAAGGTTAGAAGTGCATCAAAGGCAGTAACACAGGGAATAAAACAGGGTTTTGAAAAAATCAAAGGTGTATTCAAAAAAGAAAAGCAGATACCTGTTGAAAAAACAAAACCAAAGGAAGTGCAACGTTTCAATTGGAAAGATATGATTGACAATTTAATCAGTGGGATACAGTCGGATTTTGCATTATATTATAGAAAAGCAAATGGGCAGTTTGATGTGGTAATGTATAATGTTGAGGATTTAAAGTGGCAGTCATTGGATATATTAGATCAGATGGATAGGGCTACTGAACAACAGTTCAACGAAATTCAAGGCATTATTGAAGAAGTAGTGAACACAAAACCTAGTGAAATGTCACAGGAAGTAATAGATCAGATGTTCGCAAATATCAATGCAGTACTGAAAGGTGGAACATATATCAGTCAAACATTAGGAGAAGTAACCACAGACGGAACGCCGTTTGATGGAATGGATGAATAATATGAAAGAGTATAATCAAGACAAGACAATCAAATTAGCTTGTGACTTTGAAACAACCGTTTATGACGGACAGACAGAAACAGAAGTTTGGAGCAGTGCATACGTTGAAATTGGAGACATTAGCGAACACGTGTACATAGATCATTCAATCACAGACACGTTTGAAAAGTTCACAGAATGGTGCGCGAACGGCTATTCAATTATTGGGTACTATCACAATTTGAAATTTGATGGATATTTTTGGCTTGATTATCTTCTGCGAAAAGGGTTTGTATATAATGAAGATCGTGAGCAGGAATTGAAAGAAAAAGAATTCCGGTGTGTTATCAGTGACATGGGGGAGTGGTACCGTTTAGAATTCGCGTGTGGTGGCAAGTCTGTTGTACTGTTGGATAGTTTAAAACTGATACCTTATTCCTTGAAAGTAGCAGGGCAGAGTTTTGGAACAAAGCATCAGAAATTAGAAATGGAATACAAAGGCAGACGTTTTGCAGGATGTTCCATTTCTGAAAAAGAGAAAAGATACATTGAGAATGATGTGTTAGTTCTAAAAGAATGTTTAGAGTTCATGTTCTCACAGGGCCACGACAAGTTGACGATCGCATCCTGTTGTCTTGCAGAATACAAAAAACTAACCGGCTATTATTTCTATAAAGAAAATTTTCCGGATCTGACTAAAATTGAACTGCTCCAAAATTTCGGTGCAAAAAATGCAGATGAATATATCCGAAGATCATATCACGGTGGATGGTGCTACGTAGTGCCGGAAAAAACTAACAGGGTTTACAAAGATGGAGTAACGGCGGATGTGAATTCGTTGTATCCTAGTATGATGAGCAGTGAAAGCGGAAATGTATATCCGGTAGGAAAGCCAACATTCTGGAGTGGGAATTTCATTCCGGAAAAGGCAACAAGAAAGAACCATTATTACTTTGTTCGTGTCAAATGCTCATTTAGAATCAAAGAGGGGTATTTACCATTTATACAGATCAAAGGGAATCCTTTCTATAAAAGTACGGAAATGCTTACAAGCAGTGAGTTAACATTCAAGGGTGTAAAGTATAAAGAAATCTATGTTGAAGATAAGTTATTCACGGATGAGGTAACGCTGACATTCACACAGACAGATTATAGATTATTCCATGAACATTACAATGTATACAACGAACAGATTCTAGATGGGTGTTACTTTTGGAATGATATTGGAATATTTGATATGTATATTGACAAATACAGAAAGCTGAAAATCAAGGCGCAGGAAGAGGGCAACAAACCAATGAAAGCAATAAGCAAATTATTCCTAAATTCACTTTATGGAAAAATGAGTGCCTCGGATGATTCAAGCCATCAGATACCATTTTTAGATAGGGATAGCGACATTGTAAAGTTCATCATTAAAAGAGAACACAACAAGAAACCTGGTTATATCGCTGTTGGCAGTGCGATCACAAGCTATGCAAGAAACTTCACAATCAGAAGTGCGCAGAAGAATTACTACGGCGAAAATTCGAAATACGGTTTTATCTATGCGGATACTGATTCTATACACTGCGCTTTGAAACCGTTACAGAATAATTTGAACGGTATCAAGGTGCATCCATCACATTTCTGTTGTTGGAAATTAGAAAGTAATTGGGATAAAGGAATATTCATCCGACAGAAAACATACATTGAACACGTCACGCATGAAGATGGTATTCCGGTTGAGGAATTGAAAAACAAAGACGGCAGCCCAAAGAAACCGTATAATAATATCAAATGCGCAGGAATGCCACAGTCCTGCAAGAATAAATTAGATGAAATGATGGAAACCGGAAAAATGAATATTACGGACTTCAAACGAGGACTGACAGTTGACGGTAAATTAATGCCAAAAAGAATTCATGGTGGTATGGTCCTGGTTGATACCACATACGAATTAAAATAAATAAAAAATGCAGATAGTGATATCTGCATTTTCATATCCGAATTAAACGTAAATGCAAAGCGTGTGGCTACACGATTCACTAACAGCGCAATTCAATGCGTGCCTTTCTGCTAGTGTCTGTTACATTAGGCGCTTAAGGATACAAGCTTATTATAATTAATATAAATTGTAATTCAACAACTTCATCAATGCAGACTTACAGTTTTGATTTTTGAACCGGAAACAACCGTGTTCAAAAAAGAAACGGATCTTTTGAATGTAGGTATCGTAGTGAGAAAGAAGAACGTAGTTTACATCATGATCATTCACATCTACCGCAATCACTGTTTTAAAGGTTTCATCATAAGAATCGCTGACATAAATAATACCCTCTTTAGCATACTCGACTACAGAATAATATTTTCCCTCACATTTCAGCGTAAACAGGTATGAACCGAAACCGGTCATTTTTTCAATGAAAGCAGATGAATCCATCAGATATGAACCGTTGATAATATAATCATTATAGGAATTGTCAAAAGCACGATTGAATGTTGATTCGCTAAGCGCATTGGATGCACTTTCATTAAAGCCATTTTCTAATACAAAGCCATTGCCACGCATGAAATGTGTATCACTTTTCAGACGTGAAGATATTCCAAGTGCTGAAAAGTATGGGTTGATGATTGAAACAGGGTTTGAGATCATATAGACAGGTACGTAACGTGATTGCTTACCATTGCCACGAGCAATGGATGCGTGTACAGATTGAAACTTTTTTACCTCATTCGGGCAGTAGTGCGCCGTTTCACTTTGAAACTCATCAAATATAATAGATGATATGTCACTGAAAAGATGTGACATTTTTTTAATCTGATCACTGTTGTTCAGTGAAAGCGCATAGCCACAGGAGCGTGGATCTTCATCACTGTTTTTCTTTTTTAAAAACAGTTCGTGATACATACCCCTGGATTGTGATTTGTCTAGCATTTCGTACTCGTTGAAAAACAATCGTTGGATATCTGAAAAGAACTTTTTTGAAACTTCATCCAATTCATAGTTGAAACGGTAGAGTACGCCGAACTTTTCACCACGCTTTAGAAACCTGTTCACTTCCATACGATTGAAGTAGGTTGATTTTCCGGCGCTGCGGTTTGATGTGCATATAAAAATTTCCGGTGTATTACCGTTGATATCTTTCAGTGATAACAGTTTTGTACCATCATAGAATGCCATAAATATACCTCTCTTGTTTGATTTTATTATAACAAGTATAATGATAAATAGAAAGAGAGGTATTATATGAATGAAATTCTAAATATGATTCAAGAAGAAAGGGTGTTGATCTACGTGCTGACCATCGTTATCATGTTGGATGTTATCACAGGTGTTATAAAAGCCGTCATTGAACACGATCTCAAAAGCTGTAAATTCAAAGAGGGAATTTTAAAAAAAGTGTATGATTACATTCTTTGTTTGATTGGTGTATGTCTGGATTATGTATTGAAAGTTGACTATGCGTGCGATATGTGTATTTATGCAATGATCGCAATGGAAATGTATTCGTGCATTGAAAATCTAAGGAACTATATCCCTGTTCCGGATGGGATTCAAAAGCTACTGCAAACTTTAGACAACAGTTACGAGAATAAAACATTAGATGCACAAGTTGAAGAAACGAAAGGAAGTGACAAGAATGACAGTATTGAGGGTTAGTGCGCCGGCAACGAACAATAAGTATTATATGCACAAATCATATGGCGGTCTGAATGAATGCATTAGAATCAACGGAAGTCAATGCCTACCAAATTGTGTTGGTTACTGTTGGGGTGCATGGTATGAAATGATGGGAAAGCGCCCAAACCTGTCAAGACGGAACGCAAAGGAATGGTACGGGTACACGGCAGACGGATACGCAAGATCTAGAATGCCGAAACTCGGAGCCGTTGCGTGTTGGGGCGGTACGCAGTATGGTCATGTTGCTATTGTTGTAGGAATTTTCAAAGATTATATTACCGTAGCGCAAAGCAATTACGGCGGTAATCGTTGGGAAATGGTAAGGTGCTATAAATATGGAAACGGCTACAAATCTCATGCAGGTAATACACACTTTCAAGGCTTTATTCTATTACCGACTGCATACAAGATTAGAACAGGTACAACAGGAACAAACAAGCCATCAAAGTCCGGAAAAGTAACAACAGGATTCAACCGCAGATATGCAAAGGGTAGAAAAATGGTTACAAAAGTAAATTTGAATTTACGAGGATACCCAGGCAACGGAAATGTTAAGGCAGTGATACCAAAGAATAAGGCAATTTATTGGTACGGTTATTACGCGATCTTGAATAACGCTGTGTGGTACTATGTGGCATACGGAAGTAAAGAGGGTTATGTTTACGGTGGTAAATTGAACAGTGGTTTAGCGCCGTATGTTACAAACGCGAATCCTTGAGAGGTGGAATATGAGTTATACACCAAGAACAACACAACCAAGTAATGACGATCTAAGGTTTAGAAGTAATGACGGTTTAGCAGGCTCTAACGGATATAACAATTTTCCAAATGTACGCGCAAGATGGGGTGGTTTATCACCATATCTCGGTAGCGTCTTGGCAAACTGCACAGGCTACTGTCAAGGGCGGTGGATGGAACTTGGGAATACAAACACACCTTATGCATTTCATGGCAACGCAGGAGATTGGATAAATGAGGCAAGGCAGGCAGGCTATCAGACAGGAAGTGAACCGCAGTTAGGTGCAATCGTTGTTTTTGCCGGATGGTCAACCAATCGTGCAGGGCATGTTGCAATTGTGGAAGAAATTTCGGAAGATGGAAGTTATATAAAATGCAGTGAATCAAACTACGGGTCTACAATTTTCGAATGGCCTGTATACCGCTATCGTGATACCGGTTGGAAAAGACGAGGAAGTTCAAGTGGCCCAAGTATTGGCTTTGTTTACCATCCGAATATTGCACCACCGGAACCGACATACACGTTAACAGTTAAAAATGGTCATGCGGACAGTTATGTGGGCCATCCGACAAACCGAACATCAATCTATGCAGATATTCCTGCAGGCTACCGCTTTAATAAATGGATAATCAACGGACCCGGAAGTATAGATCATGTAAATCAGCCTATAGCCGTGTTTGAATTCGGTGATGGAGACTGCACGATAGAGGCAACGTTTAAAAAAATAAAAGACGGTATGAGTTTTATTTATTATATGGCACCACCGTTTTATCGTAGAAACTAGCAAATTTGATTGAATAAATTAATCGTATTATAATAAATAAGAAAGAGAGGTAAAACATATGGCAGTGTTAACACGCGAGCAGTTCATGGAAAAACTGAACACACTAACAGACGGAAAAACGGATGATGATACATTGAGTATGATTCAAGATTTCAGTGATACATTCAAAAGTCTTGAAGAAAAAGAAGATGTGGAAGCAGTCCGTGGAGAGTATGAGGAAAAATTAAAAACTCTTGATGAGACCTGGAGAAACAAGTACCGTGATGCTTTCTTTAATGGACCGGAAGAAAAGAAAGACGTAGAAGAGGAAGAAGAGGAAGAAGAAAAAGAAGAACCTCATACTTATGAAGAATTATTTAAAGAAGAAGGAGAATAATTTATGAAGAGAGTAGCGAAAAGCGTATTAAATGCATCAACATTAGACATTCTTAATGTCATTAGAGAAAATGCCGGCTATGAATATCAGAATACAGTACCTAAGGTTACAAAGGCGACTGATATTCCGGCAGTAGGTCAAATTATTTACGGAGATCCTGCAATTGCTAACAAATTTATTAATGCACTTGTTAACCGAATTGCAATGGTGCGCGTGCAGTCTGCGACATTCAACAATCCATATTCAGTATTGAAGAAAGGTTATATTGAATTCGGTGAAACTATTGAAGAAATATTCGTGGGAATTGCTAAAGTAGTAGAATACACACCGGAAAAGGGAGAAGAAAGAGAGTTCAAACGAACACTTCCGGATGTTAGATCTGTATTCCATATTATGAACTGGCGTACAATGTACCCTGTTACAATTCAAGATGAAGATCTTAAACAGGCATTTTTATCACTTGACGGTGTAACTGACTTGATCGCTAAGATCGTTGACCAGGTTTACACAGCTGCAGAATATGACGAATTCCTGCTATTCAAATATCTGTTGATCAAGGCAATCTCACACGGTAAGATGAAACCATTATCCGTTGGGGATGGTACAAATCCAAAGGACAGTGCAAAGGCATTTAGAGGAACTTCTAACCTGTTAACATTTATGAAAGATTCCTATAATGAACAGGGTGTTGTCACAAGTACACCTAAGAACAGACAGGTAATATTCATGGATGCAAAATTCAATGCAGAATTTGACGTTGATGTACTTGCGAGTGCTTTCAATATGGATAAGGCTGATTTCATGGGCAGACTGTTCCTCATTGATGACTTTACAACATTCGATAACAAGCGATTCGAAGAAATTCGCAAGAATTCAACAGGCATTGAAGAAGTAACACCACAGGAATTAGCATTGTTAGCAGGTGTAAATGCCGTATTGCTTGACGAGGAATGGTTTCAAGTCTACGATAACAACAACCGTTTCACAGAAAAATACGTTGCAAGTGGATTGTATTGGAATTACTTCTATCATACATGGAAAACAGTATCTTACAGTCCATTCGCAAATGCGGTCGTATTTGTAAAGGATAGTGCTAACATTGCACTTCCTGCAGCATTGACAGCCAAAATCATGAGCAAAGATACAAGCGAAGATGCTACAGTGCTGACATTGGATGCATCCGTGAACGGTGCATCTTTACAGCCTAATACAGCGTTGTTCGTACAAACTCCGGAACTTACTGCTAAAGGAATTGCAGTAAATAACTACGGTGCGTTGATTATTCCTGCAAGTGCAAAAAATGTAGAAATCACATTGAAAGCGACTGTGAACGGTACAGGTTACACAGCTAAACCTAAGGCAAGTGAAAAAGTTACGATCAATGCATCAAGTGCAGTCGGAACAACTGTCAACATGGCTAAAGACTAATCAAAAATTGAACGGTGTTGAACTGCACCGTTCTTTTTTATATAATGTGAAAAGAAAGAGAGGTTATTATATGTACATTCAACCATCAACAGAAATACATATTCTACAGAATATACCTTTAAATAAATCATACGAACACACTGTTTTCTATAAGGATGCACAAACGCAGGCAACCGAATTTTTGAAATATGAAAAGTACATGCTTACGAATTATTCATATCAGCGTGCAAATCTTGGAACACTGCGCGTTGAACTGAAATATGAAAATCTTTATAACTGCAATTATCTGATGTTTAAAAACAACGCATTTGAAGATAAATGGTTTTATGCGTTTATTACAGGCGTTAGTTATGTTTCAAATGAAGTCAGCGAAATATATTATGAAATTGACGTGATGCAGACATGGTGCTATGACTATTCATTCTTGAAAACATTTATTGAACGACAGCACTCAAAAGATGACATCATGTTTCAGAATACAGTTCCGGAGGGGTTAGAACTTGGAAACGAGTACAGATTAATCAAGGGAATCAACTATTTCACAAGTGGCTCCCTTGCATGGGTCGTTCTGGCAACAACAAATGTAACAGGATCCGGAGTTACCGCATATTCCGGAATGATTGGTGGTGTATATACCGGTTTAGTCATGTACTACCTTAGAAAAGAAAGCGATCTTGTTACACTGCTTAATGCTTTTAGAAATGCAGGGCAGGAAGATGCAATTGTTGCATTTTACCAGGCGCCTTACTTTGATATCTCAAAGCCATTGAATCAGCCGTATAGAGTAGATCTCGATTTTGAAATGCAGGAAAATCTAGGCAATGCATATAAACCAAAAAATAACAAATTGTACTGCTATCCATACACATACCTTGAATGCTACTCAACACTGGGAATCAGTGGAGAATTCAAGTTCGATCAGTTCGAAAACAGGGGTGCGAAAAAAGTAAAATTTGCGATTGATTCAACGATTTTTCCACAGGCTCAAATGACCGCAACACCTTATTGGTATCGTGGTGTAAATCTTGATTATGCAAGTACTGTATGTTACAGTCTGTTCCCTACTTGCAGTTTTCCGGGCGATGCATTTAAAGCATGGTGGGCACAGAATAAGAACAGCTATATGGCATCAATGAACGCTATTGGAAACAACTATGATACTAATCAGCGTATCATATCAAACAACTATGCAATGGCATCACTTTCTGCAAGCACTGCATTAACAAACAGCGGAATCAATGCAAATACTGCACTTGCAAATGCAAATGCATCAAATCAAACAGCACTTGCAATCAACGAAAACAACAGACAGTTCGGACAGATTCAAAACACTGTAAACGGAATGAGTGGTATTATTGGCAGTGCATTAAGCGCTAACGTTGGTGGAGTTATCAACAGTGCCGTGAACATGGGTACAAGTATGTACGGTACTGAATTAAGTGCAAATAATACAGCTTCAACACTTGCAACGGATCTTGCAAACACAAATAGAAGTGTGGGCGCTTCACAGACGATCGCTAGAAATTCATACAGTACCGCAATGAAAAATGCATCAATGGCCGAGGTAAATGCAAACCTGTCTAATTTGAACACCTATCAGAACGCTACCGCTATGCTTGTAGCAAAGAAGCAGGACATTCAGCACACACCGAATACTGCACACGGTAACGCAATGTGCGATGGATTGAATTATTCAAGAAATACCGCAGGATTCATGTTCAGACAGTGGGGTCTTTCAGAAGAGTATGCTAAAAAGATTGACAAGTACTTTGATAAATACGGATATGCACAGAATACTGCATATGTTCCGGAGCGTTTGAATAGAAAACATTATTCTTATTTAAAGACAGTCGGATGTAACATTGTTGGAAAAATGAACAATAATGATATACTTACTATCAAGGGAATTTATGATAACGGTATTACGACATGGGATACATTGCAGAATGTCGGTCATTATGACATTGACAACAGTGTGGAAAGGAATTAACATATGGGAAGAAGAACAAAAACAAATAACGGATTATTCATTGATTCCGCGGTAGGAAATAAGATGTCATATATGACATACTATGCGCAACTTTTAGAAATTGCGATCTCACGCTTTAAATGGATTAACCTGCCGGATACGGTAGACGCCAGGTTTCTAGAGGTAGTTCTAAACACAAAAGGCTTCGCTTTATTCTTTAAGGATGAAGATATTGGATATCTTGGAATGAATACCACAATAGGCGGACAGTTGAGCAATTACAATATCCCAATCAACCGGCAGGCATTCGCATCCAACGGATACAAGGCAAATCGAACAATCAAGGATTCTGTAATTATATGGAACAATCTTATTCATACAAACGGTCAATTGAAACTGCTAGAGTTCTCAAAAGATCTTTACAACCTTGAATGTATTATCCGTACAAATGCAAATGCACAGAAAACACCGCTTATGATCTTGTGTGATGAACGGACAAGGTTGACAATGGAGAACCTGTATCAGAAGTACCAGGGAAATGCACCGTTTATTTTCGGCAGTTCACGAAATAGTGATCTTTCTGTTACATCCATCCAGGCAATGAATACACAAGCACCTTATTTAGCTGATAAATTGTATCAGCTTAAAACAAATATATGGAATGAGGCGTTAACATTCCTGGGTATTCCAAATGTAAGCGTGACGAAAAAAGAAAGAATGCTTTCAGATGAAGTTAACAGAATGCAGGGTGGTGTATTTGCATCTCGTTATTCTGCTACAGAAGCTCGGAAGCAGGCCTGCAGAGAGATCAATAAAATGTTTGGATTGAATGTCGATGTAGAATTCCGACAGGAAAATCAGACAGACAACGGCAAGGGAGAAGAAAGCGAGGATAACAAAGATGAGTAACTATACTACCCAGGTAAGATATATCGTTGAGACACTTGCAGATGAAAAAGGACCAATTGAAGATATGATCGCAAGCGCGAAAACAAAAATATTTGATGATTATTGGAATACGTACAACATTGACTATAAACCTGTTCTTGAGCAGAAAATTTTGCGATCTTATTACACGCGAGAGATTGGCCTTGAAACATTCGCATTGTGGAAACTGAAACTTAATACAACGCTTGCCGAGATCATGCCTAAATACAACCTGTTGTATAAAACATATGATGCGATCATCGACAAACTTTTATCAAACGTTGACTTAACAGAAACACGAAACGATACAGGAAACTCAACAACTTCCGGAACTTCAACAAACACATCAACAGATACTAGCAAGAATACCGGAAGTTCAACAGGTAATACAACGTCTACAAATAAAGGCAGTGGGTCAAGTGATGCATGGCAGACAGCAAACGATACCCCACAAGGTGGATTGAATGGCCTCGAACAGAATAAATATTTAAGCAGTGCAGTCCACAATAAGGGAGAAACAACGCAGGCAAGTAACGCAACTACTGAAAATACATCTTCAAGCACTGCAAATACAGAAAACAAAACAGACGGAAAAACAACAAATGCATCAACTGCTAACACTACAAATGAATACATTAAACATATTATTGGTAATAACGGCAGTATCAATTACATTGACGAATACAACAAGCTATTGAATGGATATCTAAACATTGATAAAATGATCATAGAAGAATTAGAACCGTTATTCATGGGTCTATTCTAGAAAGGGTAAATATTATGGCAAATAAATTAGATGTTTTTGATGAAAACTACGTTAGAAACTTGACAGACAAGTGGCTGACAAATATTGTTATTCCACAGGTTTATGATGATTCATTATCATATTATGAAGAAATGAATAAACTTGTAGGGTGTCTATCCGATATCAGTAAAATAATTGACGGTTATCGCGAAGGACTGTTACAGGAAGTAAACGACAGAATCAAAGCAGATGCATCATTACAAGCTAACATTGATGCAGAAGCAGCCGCACGTGAAAACCAGGATAATATTATAAAAAATAAGTTAGCCGGCTCGATTAGATGGAATTGGAATATAACAGGTGATAACGCGGATACTTTGAGCAGTATTTCTATCAATAACGCATTAAATGAACAATAAGAAAGGATAAATAATATGGCAAATAAAAAGTTGAAATTACCAAATACAAAATACGCAGTAGTCAATATGTCAGATACTGTTGGAGATAATACAAATTCACTCGATCCATTGGCATTATTTACAACTGCATACGCCGACAAAATCATAGAAACCGTTGATTTCGGTGGTAGTGGTGGAACCGGTGGCGGAGATGTTACAAGAGAACAATTCAATAATGAGGTACAGGCTAGAAAAGATGGAGACGCAACATTAACCACAAAATTGAACAAAGAAATTCAAGATCGCGAAAATGCATATACTACTTTACAGAATAATATTAATGCAGAAAAAACTACACGTGAAAATGCAGATACTACGTTAACAACAAATCTTAATAATGAAATTCAAGAACGCGAAAATGCCGATGCTACCCTGCAATCTAACATTGATGCAGAAAAAACTGCACGTGAAAATGCAGATACTACACTGCAAGATAATATTGATGACGAAGTTAGTGCACGTACAACAGCCATTGAAAATGTTAACAGTGCAATCGCTACGGAAAGGAATGCTCGTATTTCCGCAGATAATTCTATCAACCAGAAGTTATCGCAGGAAACAAACGAGCGTAAACAAGCGAATCAAACTATTAATAATTCTATTAATGATTATTGGAAAACAATTTATCCTATAGGGTCAATTTACATAAGCACAAGCCCTACTTTCAACCCACAATCAACATGGGGTGGAGTTTGGACAAGCATTGCAGAGGGGCGGTGTTTGATTGGCGCAAATGACGAATATCCTTTAGGCTCAACCGGTGGCGAAAAAACTCACACACTATTAGAAAACGAACTTCCAAAAATAGAGGGTAATGCAATAGGAGTCGCAACTTATAATAGCTCTAGAAGTGGACATTTTAAAGTAACAAAAGAAAATCCATGTAATATAAACGCAGGTAGCGGAACAAACGACTTATCAAATATGTACTTTGGTTTTGGTGACAATTTACCACACAACAACATGCAACCGTATTTAGCTGTGTATATGTGGAAAAGAACGGCATAATGTAATACCATAGTTACAAATTAAAAAACCTACCAAAAAAGGTAGGTTTTGTTTTAGAATGGTAACTCACTTTCTACAAATGTTACATCAACGGTTTTTGTTCCATTCTTTGTAACTCTTTCATAAAGCTTGATTGCAACCTTACCGTCTTTGATTTCTTTAATTGCATCTTCATCCTGTAAGATAGCTTGAAATGTATCTTTATGCCATGATGGCAGGTTGATACCCTCATGATCATTAATGATTGCAAATACACTATCTGCATATGATGGATTCTTTGATTTGTGATAACCTAAAGCAATAATTGGAATAGTTCTACCACATAGATCCTTTGCCTTGTGCCATGTTGTGATTCCTTTCAAATCTACGTCAAATACTCTTGTACCTCTCTTGTTGTACTTTTCAAATGCTGACATACTCTTTTTTCCTCTACTTTCTTTATGTCTTATGCCTATTCTTTAGGCACTTATATACTACCACAAACAAGGCTATTTTATGTGATAGTTTTGTGAAAGATTATGTTAGATTATGTGATTGCTAGATCCAGGTGACGGATCCAGGTAACAGATCCAGGTAACAGATCACGTTGGATCAGATCAAGGCTGCTAGATCAAGGCTGCTAGATCAAGGTGGTTTCTACGGTGTATAGCTTGTGAAAATTAATCTATTTATCACAAAACAATTGAATGAGTGTTCAAATGAATTATGTGATTTTTGTGTGATTTTTGGGGAAATTTAGGGTATGGGAACCCTATACCCTTTGTATTTCCTGCAGATTCTCCAACAGGAGTGTTTGGATAT